CCCCATTGCGGTGATAGAATTCCCGCCCACGATACAAGTGGAACCGATATCGCGGAAACCGTCTGTAAAAATTGCGGTACCCGATTTGAGGTCAGAATTAAGGAAGGAAAGGTTAGGGAATATAAACCGAGTTGACCTGTGATCAAAAAGCACGGGCGCTTTTTTTGGCTCGACCTTCGCGCCGGAGGCCACCGGATCCGGCGCTCACTCAAAACCGGGGAGCGGACTCTGGCCCTCGCACGGGCGCATGAACTGGCCCGGAAGCTCCGGGAGGGTGCGGCCGGCCGGGGGGTGACCCTGGCCGAGTTCGCCGATCAATACAGGGCCTGGGCGCGGACGCAAAAGCCGGCCTCAGTGAAGACCGAAGAATCTCAGCTCCGCTGGATCCTGGCCTTCATGGAGTGTCGCAAGGTAAGGCTCCTCACTGAAGTCACCCCCTACCTCGTCGAGCAAATGAGGACGGAACTCCTGGCCGAGCGCCCGCGGACGAAGGCAACCATCAATCGTTACTGCCAGCTCCTTCGCGGAATGTTCTACCGGGCCGCAGACTGGGGCGTATTCGATGGTCAGAACCCGCTCAAGAAAGTGAAGTTCTTCCGGGAAGCGCCGGAAATCAAGCCTTTATCCCGTCTCGATTATGAAAAAGTCCTGGCTGAAGCGGCTCTGATATCGAGTCAGAACCGCCCTTCCCCGGTTCAACGGGTCTTCTATGACCTCATTATTCTGGCCGCGAACACCGGCCTCCGCCGCTCCGAGGCCCTCGGGATCCGCTGGAAGGACATCCAGGACGGAGCCGTCATCGTGACCGGGAAGGGCAACAAGCGCCGGACCGTCCCCCTCAACGCGGCTGCCCTCGAGGCCATCGGCCGGCAGCCCCGGGCCGGCGAGTACGTCTTCGATGTCCCGAACCGCCGGCAGTCGAATCTTCTCAAGCGGACATTCATCCGGATTCGGAAGCGGACCGGGATCCACTTCTACCTGCACCTCCTCCGCCACTACTTTGCTACCTCCCTGCTCGAGCGTGGAGTGGATATCGTGACTATCTCGGAGCTTCTCGGCCACTCTAAGACGATGACCAGCCTGATCTACTCGCACTCGGACCCGGCCCGGAAGCGGAGGGCCGTTGAACTCCTGGACACACAAGGCGGACAGAGACCTTCAGATGTTATTACTGTCAACTCCCGCAAGCTATTGAATTGAGTGGGGTTTAAGTATGCGCCCGGCAAGATTCGAACTTGCGACCTTCTGATTCGTAGTCCAGCGTGTTTACAGGGAAGAAAGGGCTAACCAGTTCATTCTACGGGGTAAAGATGGGAAACGGCCAGCCGATTCGAGAAGCTATCCGGGCCGGAAAATGGACACATGTCCAGGGAGGGGGCTGAAAGGCTCACTTCCCGGCTCGGGGAATGGGCCGGTTTTGGGACACCCTATGGGACCAGGATCAACCGGGCCGCCTTGTAGATCGAGCAGGACAGGCTGATATTGATCGTGTTCGGGTTGCGGTGTTGCATCGAAATTTCTCTCGGCAACCAATCGACGCCTACGACCTGGGCTGGCCGGTCCGTCTTAGCCGCCTGGAGCATTTCAAGGCGCCCCGCCCGATCCCAGCAACACCGTTTGAAATCTGCGGTTTCGCAGGCCCCTCGGCGGTTGGCCGGAACCTTATTGAACGACTGAGTATCGACGCCATCGTCACAGACGACGATCTTCGGGCGGCCGGAGATGATGCTATCGCCCTTATGTCTCAACGCCATGAGCCGTTGCCAGTTCTCGGCGCTCCCCATGCCGTGAATTGAATAGATGATCTTGTCGCCGCCGATCCCGGCTTCTGAAAGATTCCCGAGGATCCGGCTGGCCGTCCCGTCCGTGTCGCCGGTCCAGGGCGGATCCCAGGCTCGTGGCTCCTGGGCCGAGAACATGACCGGGCGGTTGCCGTTCCTCAGGAGGATATATCGCCACATCGGGACGACCTGCTTCCGCGCCCACTCGTTCGCCAGGGCCGAATCCTTCCACGCTTCGGAGACATCGGGCCTCCAATAGCTCGCCTCGTTAAATATTTCGATAAGACTCCGCTTCGGGTTGTAGAGCGCAAAATTTCGGTCGATCCATTTCCAGCCGTATCCTTGGTCCCAGAACCGTTGGTCGTAAAAGGAGTTGAATCCCTGAACGTTGCGCCCGAAGACGTTGCAGTTGAACCGATTGTCCATGCCGCAGTTATCGAATAGGCAAACGGCGGCTTCGAGTTTAGCACGCCGGAGGGCCTTGACATATCGGCGGACAGAGGCATCCCAGGCCGGGTCTGGCTTATCCAGATCAAACTTCCCGTTGGCCGCCCGCTTGTACGGGTGGAGGTCGAGAGAATTGTCCCAGGTCGTGAACGTCCGCACATGCGTCGTCCCTCCGGCCTTGAGTTTCGACAGGCACCCGTCAACCTGGGCGTCCCTGAGCCGCGCCGTCCTTTCGTGGAGTTCGAGGATTGAAGCGATCAAAAGTGGATAGGCCATGTGTTCTCCTTAATTTGTACCCATACCGACGCGAGATAAATAAATTCGTTTAGCAACCGCCTCAAGCGTCCACCATGCAATATTCCAACCAAGATTGGTCGCTGCAGCTGGAAGGTTTGCCGTAGCCGTATGAACCAAAACCCCGTTGATGTAAAATTTGACCGTCGTTCCGCCCTCGACCTTTATCATTAGGATATAGACAGTATTGGCAACAACCTCAACTCCGGTATCAATCGCCGTTAGTGTCGCCCCATCATCCGTCACGGCATAGAAATTCCCATCGATTCCGGTTGAATATCTGAACGCACAGGCAAGACAACCCGGATCATCGGCATTCGTTACGTCATCCGACGTGAATCCGACCCATAGCCGCATAGCTGAAATATTGCTGCCTGTCATAACGTACCCGATCCAAACCGGATCGTGCGGAAGTCGGCCCCAGTAATAATTCTCCGTTCTCCAATAGGCGGAGGCATTTAGCGTTGCGTTCGTTTGGCCCCATTGCCAAATAGTTTTTGCGTCAATTAGGCGGCCAGACGTTCCAGCCGAGCTGGCAATGTCCCCCCCAAGCTCAATTAAAGTTGTCGTCGTAGCATCGGGATTCGCCAATCCTATCCGCCATATCCGCTCATCGGGAAGCGGGAAATATTCTTTATTCTCTTGGGGGGTCACATTATTGATAATTGTTGTCTGCGATGTAATAGAGGCCTGGCCGAGCCTTTTATTTACTGCTCGGCGATATCGATCAAATTCTTCCTGGGTTAATAGTTTCTTGCCTGTAATCATTTCAGTATGTTTGGGTATCCAGGATGGCGTCGATCACGACGGATTTTGAGCCGACGCGCTTTTGAACGGAGATGACTCGGAACAGGACGGCGTTTAATATTCCGCCCGCATAAGCCGCCCGCGCCCGTGTGATCTTGACCTTGGAACTTGGGAGGATATCGAATCCCTGGTTAGCTACCTCGAACGAAATCCAAAGCGTCGGCGTCTCGAAAAGATCGGACATTTTGCCGGCCAGAGTCGTCGCATCAGCTTTATTTTTGAGATAGGTTTCTATTTCTAGCGTCTCATCGACGCCGTAGACGTACTTGGCAAGATCGGAGGTCGCCTCGACATAGGGGAATTGAAGTGATGAATCGGAGGAACCGCCAGCCGATGGGTCTTCGTCGTACTTGACTTGAATCAACCGACGAACGGCGCCGAAATCACGGGTCATTTTGAACGAGATAAAATCGACGTCGGTATAGTGCGGCGTCCCGGCCGGCTCTCCGACTACAAAAAGTTTCGGGTCGATCTTCCCGTCCGAATCGTTTATGATCCTGAAAAGCTGGCCGGATTCGATGCGGTCCAGAATCGACCCAACCTCCGTCGGGGCGTTGATGTAAAGGGCCAATTCTTCTGTCTTGGCCGCCTCAAGCGCCGTGAAATCCGCCGTATTCAACTGGGTTGCCGGGACGTCGCACTCGTTTTCGAGTAGGTCTATGGCGATATCGGCAATGTTCGTCATCAGCGGAGTTCCGGTCTCCGTCGTCATTTTGCCCTGGGCATCGCAGATGACTTGATTATTCCCGATTTCACGAAGGGGAAAATCTACGGTATGAATCGTCATATCATTATTCCAGTCTCCGATATCAAGACCTGCAACCCGATAGGATCGGCTTCCGACTTGGAGTTCGGCGGGGTTATAGGCCGACAATATTTTGAGATAAAGATTTCCGGTTGGAGCCCCCATAATTTTATAACCAAAAATGAGAAGTCGCGTCAGATAGGTAGGATCGGTTGCCCAGGATGGGAGCTTGAATCCTTGGGCTATGCGCGTGCGGGCGGTTGCGTCTCGAAATGGAGCTTCCCAATTCCACCCGGCCCAGCCTGCCGGGTTTATAGGATAGTTGATAAGATCAAAATCGGAATCGGATAGACTCGTCCGGCCCCAGGCGCGAAAACAAAGATCACTCGATTGGCCCGTCCAAATTCCGGCATCATCTATAATATAGTGTTGACCATTGGCATAATCACCGGCCGGCTTTTGTGCGAATTTGAGATAATTAACGCCGTCGATGACGATTGGATGATCCGGATCATCCGCCTCAAGGACGAAATAATATTGGATTCCCGGCGAAAGTAAGGGGCAGGTTGAGAGCGTAAATTTCCCATTCGTTAGGTCCTTGGTATAATCAGTACCATTAACTAAAATCTCATCGCCGATTCGGATTTGATCGATGGCTTTAATAGCGTGACCGGCGATCATATACTGGCCGGTTAAAAGGTTGATGCATATCGGGACGATATTATGCTTATGTCCATAGAGGATCGGTTTGACCTGGCCTTCGGCGTTGGGGTCGAGACTAGAATAATCAGCGGTCCATAATTTATTTTTGGGAACCGTTGTCTTATAAATCGCGGGAAGCATTATTTATATCTCACTTGACATTTTCGATATTTAGATTTAAATTGAATTGCCGAGCAATTACCGGTAGGCTGATGCATCGAAAGCCTGGGCATGACAAAAAGCACGCTCTCCTTCCGGAGAGAGGCGAGTTGGATTCGGCAACAGCCCCCAGATGCCTTGTGGGGGAGATAGTGTAAGCCCGCTCGGCCCGTTTTATTCTCATTTTTATTTATCGCCTCAAATCCAGGGATTCAATTTCGATCTCCGTATCCGTCCATGTGATCGAGCCGGTCTTGACCACGGCAAAGGTCTGATAGTCGGCATAGGGAGCGCCGCGTGCGCCGATTTTCTCAATGAGTTTTTTTCCCTCGTAGATATAATCCGCCAACCGTGAATCGAAATGGCCGTCGGCGTTATTGAATCGGACAGCGCCGAAATCTTGCCCGGATTTTCCTTCATGCCAGTGGCTGACTGCGAGCTTAATATCCGGGATGGAGGACTCATCCAAATAGGGCAAATACCAATGGCCGTTAAAAACAATTTCATCCGGTGCCTGAAATTGCTTTGAGCATAAATATTCCCAGAAATAACTCAGAATGATATGATTATCGGTGCCGGAACTGTCACCGGGTTCGCCGCTCCCGGTGGTATGGATATGAAGCCGTCCTGTTGCCGAATCATAGAACCAGGACGCGGCATTGGCCTGACAATCGCCCAGGGATCCCGGTTCCTCGTCGAGTGCGGCGCCCGATTCTTCAACGCGCCCCGGTTCGCCCTCCGCCGAATGGTCGATCCACCAGCATGAATCATTAGGCGCGACATCCTGCGTCCAGATATCCGTATCGATTCTATGGCCGACTTCAATCTCGATGAGGATAACCGGCTGCCAGTTCGGGTTCGATATCCAATCGGAAAATGCCATGATTAAGCGTCCTCCTCGAAGGACATTGAGAATTCATAATTCCCGTGGACGTAAGGCACGAAGTCCCAGGGTTCGGTATTATGGACATAATAAAGCGTGTCGTCATTATCGGCAGAATCGAGGATCACGAAGTACGGAAAGTTGAGGCCGACAGCGACGAACATATCCTCAAAAAATGCGCGGTCGGTCTCAATGACGGTATCGAATTTAAGATCCCAGCCCCGATAAACGTCCTTGGTATTCGCGGACATCTGACGATTGGATGAATATACAAGTTCCGATGGATCGAGAAGCCGCAGGGTTTTCGTGAAGAAATTATAGGTCGGTTGGAGATACGATCCCAAATATGGACGGCCACAACGGAGATATCCGGCGACGTTGCCGGGATCCTCGACATAGAAACGCCAATATCGATAGGTTTTAGGTGTTGAGAAGAAGTGGATGAGCTGACCGCTGTGCCAGGTGACGGCTTCATGGAGAGCCGGATCAACCCACGTTTCCGCGATATCATTGCTTGCTTGAATTTGGAGGACCGTATCGGTATCATCTTCAATGTTGTGATAGTACCAGACAAAATATTGCACGGGGTCCGGAGTTGCTCCCAGATCAAACTTCCACCACTCGGCCGCAACGCCCATTGTCCGATGCGCCTTGAGATACCAGGGATGTTGAAGATTTGTGACCGGGAATCCGGTCGCCGAGGAATTCGCCGTCACCGTCGCGCCGTCAACTAGATTATCCCAAAGGAACCGTATTTTCCCCATTTATCAACTCCCTCCGACGGCGCTGGCCGGGACGTGAAGCTCGCGGGTCTTAAATGCCCGTTGTATTCTGCGTACGATGATATTTCCAGCCTTATCGTTAATAAACCGCTCAGTGTCAACAGAGTCTATCGCTTTTATATAAAAATTATTCTGAACCGTGATATTGGTTCCGCTGGCGCGGTTGATATCCCCGCGCCCTCCGGGTCCGCCGAATCCGAAGGTTTTTCCGGGAATCGGGCCGCTGATCGGACGATTCGGAGTATCAAAAGTCGGCGTTGTAAAAACTCCCACCAAAATATTCGAGATATTTGCAACCTGTGCATGGATTCGCTTGAGCCAAGTTACATCATCCCCTATAACGGGAATAGGCTTCGGTTTTGGCTTCGGCTTCGGATCATCATGCGGAACGGGGCCGCTGATCGGGCGATTCGGAATATCGAATTCATGCGGAACGGGCCCGCTGATCGGACGACCAAAGGGCGCGAATGGAAGCGGCCCGCTGATCGGTTTGACGATCTGCTTAATCCCCTGGCTTGCCTCCCCCATTTTCGCGGTCAAGATTTCGTCCCTGACGTAGATCGTATGCTTGGATGTCAGCGCCTTAATCATGAGGCCGATGGCGCCGTATATCTTCGAGAGCCATTTGCTCTCAGCCGCTATTACGCGAAGATAAGGATTCGTGCCCTGATAAAGTACCTGGAGTTGCTTTCCCGTCTGAAGAATAAGTGCCGTGATCCGGTCCCCGACATGGGAAATGAGAACCGTTTTCAAGTCGGCAATCTGAACACTGTAGAATGTCATCCGTTCCTGAGCGTTGATAAAGAGCCAGTCGCGGATCTCCTGGGCGCGTTCGGAGATCGGTTTGAGCCAGTAGGTGACATCCGTCTGTTTTGAACTCCCGCCGAGGAGTGCCCCAAGGAGTTTCGTTGCCGCATAAACCCCCGTTGCGATGAGGCCGACGATGACAAGAGAGGGTGCCGCAGCCGCCAGGGCCGTAGCCGCCGTTGCAATCGAGGTAGCCAGGGCAACGATGGCTCCTCCGATGGCCGTAGCCAAGGAAACGATGCTGGTTGCAATGGCTGTCGTTAGTGTCGTCAGAATGGTTCCGACCGTTGAAGCCAGCGTTGTAAAAAGCGTGCCGATAGATGAGGCCGCTCCACCCAAGGCCGATGTCATCCCGGTTGCCGCATTAACCGCTCCTCCGATTAAATTCTTGACGCCGTTGATGAGCCAGGACGAAACCATCTCTCCGACCATGCGGAAGAAACTTGTTTTGATATTATCCCAGATAGATTTAGTGAAATTCGCCCATGTCACGGTTCCCGAGAGCCAAGTACTGAGCGTATTTCCCCAGGCCGTAGCGATGTCATTAAAGAGACCGTCGAAATATCCGCCCGTCTGGGCCGTTACGGCCGCGGCTGTGGCTGGGATATCTTTCATTGAGGGTGCGATATCCTGAAGTACACGGGTTAGATTTCGCGCCGGAGGTATCGTTGTATATGCAATCGTCGCGCCTAAATTGCCCATGACAAGGCTGAGATCCCTGGCCTTGGGAGTCAGGGTTTCAATAATTTGAGTTAAGGTTTTTTTGACTTTTCCAAGGACATCACTATTGTCGATTGCTGTTTTTAATTCGGGATTGAGGGCTTGTATTTTTTTCTTCTGCTCTTCTATAGAGGCCGCGTGTTCCTTGCCGATCTTAACAAGGGCTTCCTGGGCGACTGTTCCGGCCTTTCCGTGGCTAATCCATAGCGCCATTGCGGTGGCGCTTCCGCCCAATTGATCTTCGAGTTTATAAAACTCAGTGACAGTCATGGCACCCGTAGTTACGAGCTCATATAATTTATTTTTGAGGTTTATATTCGTTTGGATAAAACGATTCTGAGCTTTGTCATCCTCATCGATAGCGTCTTTGAGTTCGATGAGTTTTGCGGCATATTGAATAACAAGTCCGATAGCAACTCCATAGGCCGCGCTGGCTGCAACCTGGGCGAGCTTAACATTTTTAAGACCATCAACTACGCCGGGTAGAATCGCCTTGAGTCCAACCTTTAGTTGGATGAGCTTCGGCAATGCGATCAGCACGGGTCCAAGGGCCATCCCCAAGGCCCCAACCGCAAGCGCAACCTTGCTTAAAAGCGCGGCTAACCCCGGGTGCTCGGCCGCCCATGCGCGCACGCCTGCGATGACGTTCGTCGTCGTTGTAATAAATGTCTGGAGCACAGGCATAAGCGCCTGTCCGAGCTGGATCGCGACACCCATGAGCGAACCCTTGAGATTTTCTAATTGATCGTTAAAATCTGACGCTGCCCTTCCTGCCTTTTCATCCAGCACAAGCCCGAGCCGTTCCGCCTCTTTCCACTCTCGCTCTAATCCCTCTGCCCCTCGATTCAGCATCGGAATCATTTCCATCCCGGCACGGCCAAATAGATCAACGGCTGTTTTTGTCTTAACGGCTCCGTCTTCCGTTCGAGAGAACGCCGTCGCCGTATCAAACAGTACGTCCTTCATGGGACGGATTTGGCCGTTTGCGTCGGTGACTGTAACACCTAAACTTTTGAAAAGGGCAATAGCATCCTTATTTCCGGAATTTGCCTCGACAATTTTTCCCGATAGCCCCTTGAGCCCCATCGCAAGACCTTCGATGGATGTCCCATCTTTATCGGCCGCAAGCTTGAGCCCTGAAAGCACTCCGATGGCGACACCCGTCTTCTGGCTAGTCTCATCCATCATGTCGCCATAGTCGGCGCCTTTTTTAATCATCATGCCGAGTGAGCCGACGACCGCCGCCCCGGCAATCGTGAAGGTCTTGCCGAGGCTTTGAATGGCGGCCTGGTTGCGGAGAACGTACCCGCTCAGGCTGTTGTCTTTTGTGATCCGATCAATAGACTGACGCCATAGTTTATCATTCAGCTCGAGGCGGGCTACGATTGCGCCGACATCGAAGGCCATGTTATCCTCGCTTTAACTCTTTCAAGAATGCCCAGTTGTCTCTCTGCGCCCGTTTGCGTTCCCGTTCATAGGTATCGATCCCAGACGTCAATTCCCTGATATAATCCTTAAAATCTTTAGCTTCCGCATGAAACGCTATGCGAATTGTCTGGGCCATTCGGACCTCATCAATCTTTTCCTGATTCGCTGCCTCCCGGGCCAGGAAATCAAAATCTCTCCGGTCGAGTTCACACAGATCATCCAGGGTAACGAGACCTGGGAACGCCTTTGCAATCATCGCGGCCTGGCGTCCCCAGGTTTCGCTCAGTTTTTTCCCTGGTCTCCCTGCGCCTCTACCTTGACCGGGACGACAATCGCCGGCTTATCAACTTCATGTCCCTGGGCGTATTGGTTTGTGATGAAGATCAATATATCGGATGCTTCTTGAATATCGAGATTATCGATATCTTCTTGAGCTTCCGATCCCAGTATTAAACCGAGCTGTTGATAAACCGCATGGATTGACGACCAGGACGGATCTGGATTATCGGCCTTAATTCCTTCAATCGCTCGGACTAAATTCCGGGTGAGTTTTCGCGCCGTGTGCGGTTTCCCATTGATTTCGACAATAATGGGATCGTAGATTCGTCCCTCTGACCCAACCTTGAACTTACTCATCAAACATCCGGGCCGATCTGCCACATGTCGCCGACGTGTCCGGTGCTGTCATCGGGGAAGCAGAGGAAGGTGACTTCGCAGATCCGCTGGTTGCTGACGTCATACTTGAACTCGGCCTTGCTGATCGGGTAGGCTCTGCGAATGTGAAGCCATTCTGAAGTCACGACACTGGATACATTGTCAACCAACGGCTTTACGATGACTTCTTTGGCGTCGGCAAACATCTGCGTGCCGACGGACGAAGCCACTTCCAGGGTCGATCCGGTCTTCGCCGAACTCGGAATCACATTCGAGAGTTGAGCCAGCGAAGATCGGGTCATCGGCACGACGAGTTTGCATTCACGGCCGATGAAGGTCGCGTCAACGGGCGTCTCACCGTAACCGTCTTCTCCGATCGTCTTGTACTTGACCTCATCCGTGAAGACGACACCGCCAAACGTCGGATTGAGTTCGATGTTGTCGCCATCCGGATCCCAAACAACGGAAGCGGGACCAAGGTCCTTGATAGGGAGTGCCATGTTCTAACCTCCTGAGTTAGTGTTTATCTTCAATCCGCCCTGCGCCCCCGGCCGCAGCAGAGACGTGAACGGATAGAATTCTTTAAGCATCCTGACACCTGAAAATATAATTAGTGCTGAATTCGTATCGGCCCTTGTCGTCCTGGCCGATGTATTGAGGCGCCGCCTGGGCCTCAATCGTCATGGCCTTGTAGGATTCGCCTGATGTTATGGTCGGCAAGGTCCAACCTGCCGTCCCGTGGATTGTATTGAAAATCGTATAGGCGTCGTCCCTGGCATTGAAATAGGTATCGGCCCGGCTGAGAACTTGGATAACCAGGTCAATCCGGTCCCGTAGATCGAAATAGACGACCCCGCCCGAACGTTCGAGCAGGACTTGACAACGGTCCGGAGCATCCTGGGGCCGATGGCCGACGAATAAATCGACCCCAACATCGAAGAGCGTCTTGTCTTCGATGAATTCGCCGATTTCTTTTATCACTTCAACAGACTCCTAATGATCCGTGTGCAGCGCTCGCGCGCATCATCGCGCATAAGATCATCCGCCGTGATGAGCTGGATTCGATATCCGTAGTGATGAAGTGCCTTGACCCGGGCCGTCAGCTCAAGCAGAGTTCGCCGGGGATCATAGACCTCAAGGACAACCATGCGATCAATGCCAACAAGATCGGGTTGGATATTATTAAGTCCTGCGAGTCGGCCCGAAACGAACGGGAAACCGTTTTCTTCACAGATGGATCGGACCAGGGCAAGATAGCTTTCCTCCTGGGCCGGGATAGGCACAGGATCAGGTTCATTTGCCGGTGCCGGCATCTCGAAGAAATCATCGAGTAGTGATGGCTCAGGATTGGAGATGGGCGCAGTCAATGCTTCAACCTCCACCTCACCCTGTTCCCTGGAGAGCATGGTAAAACCGGAGTCAAGTTGCCCTTTCTTTTTGCGTCCTCGCTTTTTCGGCTTGTCCCGCATTTCGTCTCTCATGATCCAAGTCTCCTTCGGATGGCATAGGCTACAATCCCGAAATACTTTTTCATATGCCGGACCATCTTGGTTTCGATATATTTGGGGCCGACGCCCATCTCCGACCAATGGACTTTCCCACCTGTCTCAGGATCAATATCGCCCTCAGCTTCATGCCATCGGGCGGCATAAGGTTGTTTATAGACAACTTCGACGCCGACGACATCCGTTTTCTGAACGGGATTGATTTCAAAATTCCCCCGTAGGTGGCCTTCGCGGTGAGGGGTCCGGGGCGGTTCATTATCGGCGTCGAGTTTGAGGGCCGTACCCGCATCCCACAAGCCTTTCCTGGCCTCCTCGGGGACGGCTTGGGCAAGAATAGACAGGTTCTTTTCGACATCGGACAGGTCCAACGTCATACCACCATTCTCGTTAATGATCCCTATGGTCGTCATGTAACATAGACCTCATAATGAGTTTTAGAGAAATGTTTAATCTCTCGAATCTCTAAAATGACATGATCGACGCCATCGAAATAAAAGCTGTCTTCATGGTCTATGGAGTTGGAATCCGAAACCAGGATCATGGCCGAACTGATGACCTGTTCTCCGCCCGGGTTCGTGCGGATGAGCCGCGTCTTGCGGTCAATATAACCCTTGATTGTGACACTCGTTGCCACTTTAGGTTCGCCATATTTATCGACACCGCCCGTCTTTTTGTGCGTGATCGTGTCTACGAAATATGCGTTGAGCATTAATTCCCCCAATTCAGGGCGGCCTCGGAAATCGGGTTAAGATTATGTTCGCAGTTCGGATGTAGGGGCGTTTCAACATCATCGGTCAAGGGTGGATATTTCGGATGATCCCCGGAGATGGAAAATATCTGGCCCTCAAGCGGAGCGCAAATTTCGCAAGGACTATCATGCTGGGACATCTGCACTAAATCACAATCGTATTCCTTGGCCTGTTCTATGACGGCTTCGGTATAGGCTTCATGCAATTCCGTCCTGGCTACCAACTCCGCATAGTCTCGAACCTTGAACATCCGTTCCCCGACCTGGATATACTTTTCCGTGCCTACGAGTCCGCGCAGATAATCCATGAGGAGCTTTTGGGCGTAGGCCCGGGCCTTGCGAGCGGCAATCGTTTTTTGGATAATATCCTCGATCACGGCGCCCGGAATAAAGCCGGGATTGAATTCCTGAATCTGTCGGAGCCGCATGGCCGATTGATCGAGCGCTGAGATATACCGCGCCGTCATATCCCGCATGGAGCCAATGGCCTTAACGAGTGTTGCCGTCACCTTGCCCCGGACCTTATCTCGGGCCTGGGCGTGCTGGTTGGGGCTGTAATATCGGCTTCGCTTGAATCCCAGCATCTGTAGCCGAGTCACGGCGATCCCGGAGGATTCGGCATAAGCGTTGGCGACGGCCCGGCGCGCCCATCGCGCAGAGTAGGACGCAAGCGCGGCCAGGCGTTTATCAATCTTTGTCTTCGTCGCCATTGCGTTCATCTGGTTATAATTCTCCGGCGTTAATGATAGAAGGTCTTGTTTGATCGAATCCGCGACAATGCCAAAGGCTTGCGATAACTCCAGTGCTGCCTTGGGTTTTGCCGCGAACCGTTCTCTTGCCATTCATACTCTATTTGGTATAATCGTAGGTTGCCCGCAGAGTCCAGGAATAGATAAACGAGTAATTCCCGTTGGCATAGACTCTTGACGTGACGTTATTGCTCCCGTCATAGGACAACTTATAGATTTGCCAACCCAGGTCACCCTCGGCCGTTCCCGGAGCGGCCTTGCCGATGTATTCGGCATAACCGGCACCGTTATAGGTAACACGGACAGAGGTCGCCTCCTGGGCGCAGACAACGAAAACGATCAAGACAAAAATGCCAAGAGCTAAAAGCAATCGCTTTTTCATCATAAGCCTCCGTTTTATGAGTTTATTTTTCATGTGTTATACCCGTTCGCCTCCATCCATGTTTTGAGCGTGTTGAATTGAGTCCTGGCCGTCTGAAAGTAGGCGACTGTATAGGTCGGATGGATGTCGGCGACTTCTTTGGCCGCCACCCGACGCGGAGTGTCGTTGATGATCGTGTCCATATCGGCGATGTGAGCGATGAGGACATTATAGAGTTGACTGATTGCACTCTTGGATTCGAGTGCCAGCCGAACCAGCCGTTCCCAATCTTCCCAGCCTGTTTGTGTTGCCATGTTATGCCTCCATGTCCAATTTAGTTTAGACTCCCGTAAACGAACACTTGACGACCGAGGCCGCCGTGTTGCAGTTCTCGATTTTATAGGTTGTCGAAAAATAGACGTTGATCTTATTGTCCGTCCCCTGGGTCGTGCTGAAATTAGTATGGGCCGATATGATGACGGGCGTCGCTCCACCGTCGAGCCTGAAAACCGCAGTCACTCCGGTAGTCGTGTCCTTGACGATGAGGATTCCGTAGAACGCAGTGATCCCCGTATCATGGACGGCGTTGTCTGCCAAGGAGACAGAAACCTGACCCGCCGTCACGGACCCGGTTGTATCAACCTTGAATTTCGGGACCGCAGACACCGACAGGTTCAGCAGGTTATTGCCGTCGCCGGTCGCGCCGGACCCGAGCGAAGTCAAGGTGGCGTTGATGTATAGGGCGTCGAACGCCGCTGTTGATGTTTGGGCCACCCTGGGAGCGAAATAGCCCCAGGCTTGCCGCGCGGCAGATGCAGTCAAGGATGAATTATATCCTCCGGTATCGGCAACATTGAAAAGATTGCCCGACGTAAAATTTCCGGTAGGGGTGATGTAAGTTCCGTAGGTCCCCGGAGCCAAAATATATGTTGGCCCATTCG